CGGCCAAGGACTTCACAGTTGGTGGAACAGTCACTGGTCGAACTACTGGTTACACAGGAACGATTGCAACAATATATAGTGATTTAACAGATACAACAGGTGAAGCGTGGGCCGCAGATGGTGGTGCGCAAAATGTAGACTTTGAAATAGATGCTGATGGATTTATAGATTTTAGTGAATCGAATCCATTTGGCGACCCATCGGAGACATACTAATGTTTGGTGACCATTTTTATCATGCTACAATGAGAAAGTCTGTTGCAGTCTTTGGTACATTGTTTAATAATTTAAAAGTTGCAAGAACTGCAGCTGATGGTAGTATTTTAAATCAAATAAGAGTTCCATTAGCGTATGGACCTAAACAAAAGTTTTTAGCTAGATTAGACCAAGAAACTGGATTTGATGCTCAAATGGCTATCAAATTACCAAGAATGGCCTTTGAAATTAGTGGCGTTACTTTAGATACTACTCAAAAGTTAGCTAAAAGAAATATTATATCTGAAACACACGCTTCAGATGTTACTAAAAAGAAAACAATAAAGCATTATACTTCATACGATATTGGAATGTCATTATATATTATGGCAAAAAATCAAGATGATGGTTTACAAATAGTAGAACAAATATTACCATATTTTCAACCAGAGTATAATGTCACAATCAAGCCAGTCACAGGGTTTGATTATAAACAAGATGTTTCTGTAATACTTGGTTCAATTGCTATAGACGACCAATATGAAGGAGACTTTACAGAAAGAAGAGTATTAATCTATCAATTAGACTTTACAATGAAAATGAAGTTTTTTGGTCCAACATCTGACCAAGCAATAATACGTGAAGTCAATCTAGATTTCCACGAAAAAGATAACGTAGGTAGAACGTTTGAGGAAATAGATTTTACTGTTGGTGCTTCTGATAATGCTGATAGTTTCACGGTAACGGAAACTATTACTGAAGGTGGATAATGGATAAAAAAGAAAAAATGACTGCAAATTTAGAAAAGAATTTGCCAGAAGTAAGACAGAACAGACCTATTAAAATAGATAAAGATATTAAAGATGATTATGAGTTTTCACGAAAAACTTATAAAGACTTAATATATACAGGTACTCGCTCTATGGACGTACTTGCAGAACTTGCGAGAGAATCTGAACATCCAAGAGCTTTTGAAGTGCTTGCTCAAACAATAAAAAATATTGGTGATACTACTGAAAAGCTCATGTCTTTACAAAAGAAAAAGAAAGACTTAACAGCAGATGAGACTGAAAAACAAAAAAATGTGACAAATAATAATATGTTTGTAGGTAGTACAACTGACTTGCAAAGACTTTTATTAGATAGAGATAATGTGATTGATGCAAAAGTTAAAGAATAATGAGTTTGGTTATCTAGGCAACCCGTCTGTTAAAAGAGATGGTGTTGAAACTGAGTTCACAAGAGAGGATATTCTAGAATACCAAAAGTGCATGAGAAATCCTGCATATTTTGCAAGAACTTATATTAAAATTATTAATCTAGATGAAGGTTTAGTTCCATTTGATTTATATCCATATCAAGAAAAGATGTTTAAACACTTTAATGATAGTAGATTTAGTATTGTATTAGCTTGTCGACAAAGTGGTAAATCAATTTCTTCAGTTGTATATCTTTTATGGTATGCAGTATTTCATCCAGAAAAAACAATTGCTATATTAGCTAATAAGGGAGCAGTTGCTAGAGAAATGCTCGCGCGTATTACGCTCGCGCTAGAAAATTTACCTTTCTTTTTACAGCCAGGTTGTAAGGCATTAAATAAAGGTAGTATAGAGTTTAGTAATAATAGTAAGATAATAGCTTCTGCTACAAGTGGTAGTTCAATAAGGGGTTTATCAATTAACTTATTATTTTTAGATGAGTTTGCTTTTGTAGAGAATGATGCACAGTTTTATACATCTACTTATCCGGTAGTTTCATCTGGTAAAGATACAAAGGTTATTATTACTTCTACAGCAAATGGAATAGGTAATGTATATCATAAACTATGGGAAGGTGCTGTACAAAAAACAAATGAGTTTAAACCTTTTAGAGTTGATTGGTGGGATGTACCAGGAAGAGATGAAGAGTGGAAAAGACAAACTGTATCTAATACTTCGGAATTGCAGTTTGAACAAGAATTTGGTAATACATTTCATGGAAGAGGTAATACATTAATAGGTTCAAATTATTTATTAGCTCAACAAAGTATTGAACCAGAATTTTATAAAGAAAACGTATTTGTATACAAACAACCTGAACTTGAACATGAGTATGTCATGACTGTCGATGTTTCAAAGGGAAGAAATCAAGACTATAGTACATTTACAATTGTTGATGTGACTACACAACCATTTGAACAAGTTTGTGTATTTAGAGATAATAATATATCTCCAATGTTATTACCAGATATTATATACAAATATGCAAATACATATAACGAAGCTTATGTTGTAATTGAAAGTAATGACCAAGGTGGAGTTGTATGTAATGGACTCTATTATGATTTAGAATATGAGAACATGTTTGTAGAATCAAGTATTAAAGCAAATGCTCTTGGCGCTACAATGACAAAAAGAGTAAAACGTATTGGTTGTTCGAGTATAAAAGATTTAATAGAACAAAAGAAATTAAAAATAAATGATGCAAATACTATAGTTGAAATGAGTACATTTGTAAGTAAAGGAAATACTTATATGGCTGTTGCTCCAAATCATGATGACTTAATGATGAATTTAGTATTATTTGCATGGTTTACAACAACAGATGTTTTTCAATCATTAACAAATATTGATATGAAAGATATGTTATATAAAGAAAGATTAAAAGCTATTCAAGACGATATGTTACCATTTGGCTACGTTGAGAGTGGGAACTATGAAAAGGATAAATATACTAAAGACGAAGATGGTAACATCTGGTTCGAACAGGAGTGGACTGGAAATGCAAAATTTTAGAGATTATAGAAAAAGAAAATATAACTATACTACAGAACAGTGGGAAGATATTGAAGTATTGTCTGAAGAAGAAGGAAAGACATACAGATTTGTATATCTATGGTATGATGACCCAGAAGACCCTGATGACCCTGGGGCAACTGCAGATGACTTTATAAAAGAAGGAGAGAAGCTAGGTCTTAAAGCGTTTAAAGTAGATGTACAAGGTGCTTATTCTGATTTAGAAAATGGTGTAAGGTATATCTATGATGGTATGGCAGAAAAAGAACGAAAGTTTAAAATTGATGAAAACACAATTGTATTTGTAAGAGCACCTGTTACTAAAAGAAAAGCATGGTCAGACTTTTTAACTCAGTTAGAAAGAGCAGGTGTTGTATGTGTTAACACTCGTGCATGTATGGAAATTACATCTGATAAATACAGAACAAACTTATATCTTGCTGAAGCAGAACTTAATCAACCTAAAACTGTATTGATACACCATTCAGAAAAAGCGATTGATGCTATGAAAAGATTAGGCGGTAAATATCCAGTTATTCTTAAAACACTTACAGGTTCATTAGGTATTGGTGTTATTAAAGTAGATTCAGAAAGTTCATTACATTCTACTGTACAATTAATGTATAAGTTAGACCCGAATATGGGTATTTTATTACAAACAATGATTGATGACTTTACATTCGATATTCGTGTACATGTTATCGGTGGTAAGTTTCATGGTGCAATAAAAAGACCACAAGTTGCAAAAGACTTTAGAACAAACGTATCTTTAGGCTCAAAACCTGAACCAATAGAATTGACAGATTTAGAAATAGAACATGTAGAAAAAGCAGCTAAAGCTGTTGATGGTTTATGGGTAGGTGTAGATATATTCCCATCGAAAGATAGAAATAAGATACCACCAATGTTTATTGAAATTAACTCAACGCCAGGAACAAAAGGTTATAGAAAAGCAACAGGTGAAAATTTACCTAAAAAGGTTCTAGAAAAATTTAAAAATAGAGACTATTGGTTAAAACCAACAACATATAAATCAATGTTTGAAAATAAAATACAAACAGATTCCATGGAATTCGATGGAGATAGAGTTAAGTGGTCAAAAAATGGGGTAATGCATGAACATAATATTATTGATATATCAGGCAAAAATCCTATAATAGAATATAATTCTCAATCAGTTGAGTTAACTCGTTAGAAAACACTTTATTATAAATAATAGTAATTGAATAATTCTTATTATGAAACTTATTAACTAACTCAAAATAGAGGACAAAGCGATGGCATTTCAAGTATCACCGGGCGTTCAGGTTCAAGAAATCGACGCCACGAATGTAGTCCCAGCAGTATCAACCAGCATTGGTGGATTTGCAGGAGCATTCAACTGGGGTCCAGTGGAACAAATTGTAACGGTAGGTTCAGAAAACGAACTTGCAGCTACGTTTGGTACACCAGACGATTCCACAGCTAAACACTTTCTAGTAGCAGCATCTTTTTTAAAGTATGGTAATGCTCTTAAAGTGGTTCGAGTAGCTTCAGGTCATTTAAACGCGACCGCGCAAGGTACAGGACAGCTGATAAAAAATAATGAACATTATTTGAATAATTATGCAGATGGAAGTCTTAATTTGGGGGCATGGGCAGCTAAACATCCAGGAGTACTGGGTAATAGCATAAAGGTATCAATGATAACAGCAGGAGCTTCACCATTCAGTGGTTGGACTTATGCTAGTAATTTTGATGCTGCACCAGGTACATCAGCATCTGCAACTGCAGCAGGAGTCATTAATGACGAACTGCATATTGCTGTTATAGATGAAGATGGCGCATTAAGCGGTACACCAGGTACAGTATTAGAAACTTTTGGATTTGTATCACAAGCCTCTGACGCTAAAAAAGACGACGGTAGTACTAACTACTATAAGGATGTTATTAACAATCAATCTAACTATATCAGATGGATTGACCATGATACAAACTTACTAGAAGCAGGATTTACTTTAGTTGCAGCGAAAGCAGTAACTGGTGGAACAGGAGACGCAGAAGCGTCTAATAGCTTCCACACACACGCATCAGCAATTGAAGCTTCACTTGCAGGTGGAGTTGATGATAACACACCAACAACTGGCGAAATAGCCACAGGATTCGATCTTTTAGAAGATGCTGAAACTGTAGATGTTAACTTACTTTTTGCAGCTGCAGACGCCGATGGCGATGAAGTAATAGCAGAAGATTTAATATCTATTGTAAATGCAAGAAAAGATTGTATGGCATTTATTTCACCACCATTAGAAGACACTGTTAATAATGCTACTCCAGCAGCAAGCGTAAAAGCTTTTGCCGATGGTTTAACATCAACATCTTATGCTTCTTGTGATTCAACAGCACTATATGTATATGACAAATATAATGACAAATACAGATATATAGCAGCTTCTGGTCACATGGCAGGACTTTGCGCTAATACTGATTCAGTAGCAGATGCATGGTTCTCTCCAGCAGGAATAAACAGGGGTCAACTTTTAGGAGTAACTAAATTAGCATTTAATCCTAAGAAAGCAGATAGGGATTCTTTATATAAAGCAAGAGTCAATCCTATAGTATCATTACCTGGACAAGGTACTTTACTATTTGGAGATAAAACTTTATTAAGCAGACCTTCAGCATTCGATAGAATAAATGTACGTAGACTCTTTATCGTATTAGAAAAAGCGGTTAGCACAGCAGCTAAAGCGCAACTATTCGAATTTAACGACGAATTTACAAGAGCGCAGTTCAGAAACTTAGTTGAACCGTTCTTAAGAGACGTCAAAGGTAGACGTGGACTTACAGATTTTTCAGTAATCTGTGATAACACTAACAACACTAGCTCAGTAATTGACGGTAATAAATTTGTAGCAGATATCTTTATCAAGCCTGCAAGAAGTATTAACTTTATTACATTGAGCTTCGTAGCAACAAGGTCCGGAGTTGAATTCTCTGAGATTTCAGGTTCATAGGAGATTAAGACATGGCAATATTAGGCGTAGACGATTTTAAATCAAAATTAGTAGGCGGTGGAGCAAGGTCTAACCTTTTCAAGGTGACTATGAACTATCCAAGTTATGCACAGGGTGATGTTGAACAAACATCCTTTATGTGTAAAACAGCTCAGATGCCTGCATCAATTATAGCACCTATCCCTGTATTATTCAGAGGTAGAACATTGCAAATAGCTGGTGACAGAACATTTGACCCTTGGACAATTACTGTAATCAACGATGTTGATTTCACAGTTCGTAACGCTATGGAACGTTGGATGAATGGTATTAATGGACATAACGAAAACACAGGATTATCTAATCCTACCGACTATCAAGCTGACGCAGTTGTAGAACAATTGAATAAAGCTGGAGAAGTTACGAAGAAATATGACTTTAGAGGTCTATTTCCAACTAATATCTCTGAGATAGAAGTAAGTTATGACTCAGAAAATACTATTGAAGAGTTCACAGTTGAATTCCAAGTACAATACTGGGAATCTGACACTACTTCTTAGGTATATAAATAATATTAGAAGAGGGGATATTATGTCCCCTCTGATAATGTAGTGAGGAATATATGGCAGAACTATTCGGTTTTGAAATAAAAAGAAAATTAGCTAATGCGAAAGAGCTACCTTCATTCGTCCCTAAAACGGACGAGGATGGTTCAGGTGTTATACAAGCTGGCGGTCATTTTGGCGCATACATCGACATGGACGGTGATAAGGTCAAAAATGAAGTTGAATTAATATTAAAATATAGAGATATAGCATCACAGCCAGAATGCGATGCAGCTGTTGAGGATATAATAAATGAATCAATAGTAGGAGATAACGATGAATCTCCTGTTAATATAGTATTAGATGAATTAGATTTATCAGATAAAATTAAAGAAACTATTAAATTTGAGTTTGAAGAAGTATTAAAATTATTAAACTTTAATGCTTATGCTCATGATATATATCGTAAATGGTATATAGATGGTAGATTACCATATCATATTATAATTGATAGTAAAAATCCAAAGAAAGGAATAAAAGAACTTAGGTACATTGACCCAACTAAACTAAGAAAAGTTAAAGAGATTGAGGAACAACAAGACCCTAAGACAGGCGCAAAACTTATTAAGAAAATAGATGAGTTTTTCTTATTTCAAGATAAGACAATGAATGGCGCAGAACAAGGTTTAAAAATATATCCTGATGCAATTGCATATTGTACATCGGGTGTAATGGACCCAGGTAGAAAAAGAATTCTA